TTATAATAATATTAATATATCCAAATGGATTATAAACATTTACATTTTCAATTGTTCGTGTTTCCAAATCCCATATCATATATCCATGATCGATAATATCTTCTCCATAATTTTGTTGTACGAGTGAACCAGAATATCCCCATAAAACTTTTTTATTTATACCTTGTTGTCTTAGATGAATATCTCCCAATAATGCATAATCAAAATCTGAAATCCAACTAAAAGGATATGATGTAGTACATTCACTACTTTCTGGTATTTCTGTTCCATTATATAATTTAGCAGATGCGAATGTTCCATGAAATAAAGCAATTTTTATCTCAATATCTTCTTTAATTATTGGAAAAGACGGTAACTTTTTAATACGTCCTACTGTTGATAATGTATCTAATGTATCATCTATACTAACATATGAAAATCCAACATTATCTATAACAAATGATTGTGTTTCTTTTAATATTGTAAGATTAGCTGTTTCGATAGTTGATGAAATTAATGATGGTTGACTAATTTCATTTTGATTTCTATCATGATTACCGTGAAATATTATTGTATGTCCTATTTTTGATAATCCTGTTATTAACATATTATATAATTCTAAACCATAATTACCAATAACATTTTTATTATGAAATATATCACCTGTTACGATGATAACAAAGTCTTTATATTTTAACTTATTTATTTTAATTTTTTCTTTAATAGATATTAATAAGTTTTCAAATACTATAATATATTCATCATAACGACAAGCTATTTTATCACCATAACGAATATGAATATCAGAAATATGAATAATCTTTTTCATATTTGAATGTTATTATATATTTATATGTTTAATTATCATTTTTTTATTCTTTTACTACTAACTTATCATAAATTATAGAGAATATATTATAAGACAAATCTACACGAGACTTTCCAATGAAAAATATTATAAATATAATGATTATATTTATAATATAATATATGATAAAATCTTTACTTATAACATCATTAGCATTATTCAAAATAAATTTTGATTGTGAATCTTCTTTTCGTATATCTTCGCCTTTTAATATATTTTCTTCAATATCAATTAGAACATTTTCATTTTTATTATTAAATTTAACATAAGTATCATTAATTTGTTTATATATCATATAAATTGTTTGTTTCAAGTAATTATTATTAAAATCGTTTACAGAAACAAAAGACGAAATATGTGAAAATATTGGTTTAATTATTCTGTTTTCTTCTGACGTTTTTCTATAATAAGTATCTACCATATCATATTCGAAAGAATTATTTAGTGTCTTATCAATACTATCATTTATATTAGTATCTATAATTAATTCAAATAAAATTTTATTCTTATCATTTATTATATCAACAAATGTTGGATTTTGTAATAAATAATAAGAATTATATTTAATATGAGATGAAATAGTTAAGAAATCATCTATAATAGAATATATATTTCTATCATCTTCACTATTTGCACCAATAGCATCTTTCCTTAACATATCATAATTTTTTTTAATATCTTTATTATCTTTATATAGAATTCTATCTTCTTTACTTAAACTGAATAATTTTCTTGAATATGATGATACAATATAATTTAAATATTCTTTATTTTTGTCATATGATGGATTAATTTTTTTAAATTCAGTTGAAAAGATATTAACAGCTGAGAAAAAATGATTATCTATTGTATTATTTAATATATCTATATTGCTTAATTCAAATGATTCCATATAATTATCATGTATAACTCTATAACTTTTAATAAAATCATGATATTCTGAATTTTTTTTTATATTAATTAAAAACTTATAGGGTATATTTTTATTTTTATCATCTTTATAGAATTTAAAATATTTCAATAATGTTTTATATTCTTCAAAATTATTTTCAGAGTTTTCTTTTGTAAATATTTTTTTACAAATATCAATAATAGTAAATATTCTATATCTATACTTATATTTATACATATCAATATAAGTATCAACTAAATGTATATTTGGTATTTCATTTACTACACATTTATTATTTTCAGAAGTACTATTATTATCCCATTGAATATTTATATCTAAAATTGCAGGTATTTTTGTAATATTAGATGCTTTAGTACCGTGCATATTATTAATATAATTATATATTCTATCAGTAGTAACAAGTCTTTTATCTATATTAGATGATAATACCTTTTCATAATGTTCTGCAAAATCTTTTTTATATGTAGTATTAAGAATAGTAAAAGATAAATTATCATATTGTGTAAACTTTTCATCTATTACTAATAATTCAATATCATCTTTATTACCAAAGTCTTGAAAATCACCACAAGATGTCATCACAAGAGTATTGTTAATTATAGATGATAATATATTAGTAACAATGTATTGTTCTGTAAAATCGTCTTCATTATTAATAGCTTTTAGTTCATGAAGTTTTATGTAAGGTATTATTAAATTGTTTAGTTCATTTAGTTTGCATTTATAGAAACTATTATAAACTCCAAATATTACAAGTTTATTATAATTAGTATTAAATAAAATAAATATAAAGATGAATAATACTAAAAGTATAAAGATAAATAATGGTTTTAAAATAATACCATTATTAACATAATTTTTTAAATATTCATCATCAACAAAAGATTTTATTATAAATAAAATGAAACTAAATAATATAAAAAATACAATTGTAAATAATAATAATGTTCCGATGTTTTTTATTAAATACCCTTTTATATCATATTTAGCATTTTCTGAAAAAGTATAATCTTCTTTTATCATATCATAATATTTTTCATAAAATACATTTTGAGTACCATAAGACAAATCTTTATTTCCTTTATCACCGTAAGTATTTATATTATTATTCTCCCTGAATGTTAATAATATATTCATTATATTTATAATTAAATAAATATAGAAACTAAATATAATTAAGATTATGATTAATATATAGGCATTTTGGTATGTATCATGATTATTCTGTATCATGAGTAAACACATAAATATATAGAATAATATATATAATACAATAAATATAGTGAAATTGGTTGATATAATTTCAATATATTTTTCAAAGTAATCTTCATAACCTTTTTTTTCATTAGGTGAAAATCTTAATATTATTATAACTATTATAAAAATTAGAATAAATAAATTAATAATATATGGAAAATATTTTAAACATTCTTTCCAATGGAAGCCTATACGTTGTACATCACAAGATTTTTCAAGTTTTTCAATATATATTGTGTTTAATGTAAATAAATTATATAGAATATGAATAAATAATAAAATAAGTATGAATAAAATCATAAAGATATATGATTTTGTATTGAATATATCATTAGATAGTAATAATTCATAACTATTTTTTGCTAAATTAAAACTACTTGTTTCAGCTTCACAATATATATTATTACAATTCTTATCAATATTTGATTTGAATACATCTTTCATATAATTTATTTTTAAAAATGATGATGTAACATTTCTTAGTTCATTCATAAATATTATAATCATCATAATAAATACAATGTAAACAAGTGTATTCATATTTAAGTATTTAAATTGCTTTAAATATTATAAAGAAAAAAAGAAGAGATTTTAAATGTGATTATTGAAAAATATTAGTTAAATTATATATTGTAATAATTACAAGCAACATTATGATAATAACAAATATAAAATATATATATAATTCTTTCAATATAGAAGATAATATATATAATAATGGAAATAATAAAAGAATATATACGTTCATAAGTATAGTTGTTTTGTCAATTTTACTACATATTTTTAATGTAGATTCGATGTCAATATATGTTTTCATTTTATCTAAATTTTGCAAAGTGAATATAAAGTTTTGAGTATTTTTAATATTATTTTCATTTTTATATTTATATTCAATAAGTTTATCTATAACATTTTCATTTATAAAAATTTCTTCTATATTTTTAATGTCACTATTTGATGTTTTTTTTAATATATCTATCAATCCTTTATTTTCAGAATGATTTTCCTTTACTATAATCTCTAACTCTTTTATTAACATTATATAACTATATACATTACAGTCGCAATATATTTCTGTTATTTTTTTAAGAATTAATGATAAAAATACAATAACGAAAGTAAAATAAATAGAAAAATAGAATGTTATATAGATAACATCTATATTTTGATTTTGATAAAAGTAATATAGTTGTATTATAAGTCCAAAAAATATAAATATAAATAATGGTAATCCACAATATAAATAAAAATCATATATAAACATTATTGTATTTGGGGATTTATATCTATCTATAAGTTTAAAATCATCATTTGGTAAAGTATCTACTTTATTAAAGTTATTTTTTAATCTATCAAAATAAAATAAAACTTTACATATATTCCATATAAAAGTTTTTTTTATTGGTATATTTATATTATCTTCCATTGATATTGAATTATCATAACACATAGTATTTAACATATTAACATTATCATATAAATCTCTATGATATTTTAAATATATTAGTGGATAAAAGCTTAATAATACTAATATTATTGTTATTATTATGATAATTAATAATATATTATTATATAACATCATACTATTGAAATGCTAACTTATTTATAATTAGAAGAGATATAAAATTTATTTTTTTTCATTTAAATAATTCTTTATATATATTTTTATATATATACATGTCTTTATCTATAATGATTTTATCATTTCTGTTATTGGTATTACTCTTTAAGCTATTAAAAAGTTGTTTAGAAATATTAGCTGAAGACATTGAAGAAGCTCCATATATTATATCAGTAAATCCTCCACTATTTTTTCTATAATTAGGATATTGGCTATTTATTAACTCTGTTAAATTATCAAAAGACATAATTGGAATTGACATATTATATATACACAACAAAATAAAAAGGTTCATTTTTGCTTTTTCATTTCATCGTCAAAACTGTCACAAACACTTCGTATTTCATTCCATTTATTTTTTGTTTCATCTATATTATAAACTTTTTCATCAGATACTTTCCATAATTCTGCCAAAGAATCTAATACATTCTTATTATTTTTTAAGAAAATTACTTCTACTTCATTATAACTTAATTCTACAGGTGACTGTTTAAAAACTTCTTCCATATTTCTTTATACATATCACTAATATTTTTTTATATATTTTTATATTTTTCTTTATTATAATAATAATAATCTGCTATTTCATAAGCCATTTTTTCATAAGGATGTTCTAAAGAGTGATTATTCATTATCACATCATTTATACCATTTGGTTTATCATTCCTATATAGACATATCATTGTATTTTGTGTTTTATTATCTATATATATATTACGATTTGTATCAGGATTAGATCTTACATATTTTGTATCTGATAATTCTATTTTATAAAAATCCATGCAATTAATTATTTCATCAAATAATTCTTT